AATTACCTTTCATTGGTAATAGAATCCACATCAATAAATCAATCACTTAGGCAAGTTTCAGGCGCTCGATTACCTTCGTTACCCTTTTCCGAAGCTCAAACCGGATATAGGCCGTCATGGTGGCGGCCTGGCCACCATGCAATGTGGTGCATCCTCATGCTGCAAGGGTTTGCAGCCGATTCCAGACCATCGTTCTGCCCGCCAAGGCCAGCAGCAGCGCCGCTCCGGTGCCTGCTTGCATCTGCACGATTTCCGCCCCATAAAGCGGGCAGGCGGGGCGGGGTCCCGACCGCGCGCTGGGGGTGAGGGGTGCCCTGTTTTGGTGCGGAATGGGGGTTGCGAGGGGCGCGGGAAGGCTGGCGGCGGGCGCGAGGCGGGCCGCCGCGGGGCGCGCGGTGGATCGGCGGGGTACTGGGGTGGGTGCCGGGCTGCAGCCGCTGCGGGCGGTTCCTTGGGGCGCAGCGGCCGGGTGCTTGGCTACCTTTGGCTACCACCTGGGTAGGTGCGACCGCCGCCCGGGGCGTGGCTGCGTAAAGTCTGCGCAGATCTGCGCGAACTTTACGCAGATGGGCTGGCGGTCAGGTCGGGAAGCTGGTGATGATCAGCTCGCTGCTCTTGGCTTTGGAGCGGCCGGCGCCGCCGACTGAGTAGGTGATGTCGGTGGTCTCGATGTGCAGCCCGGCGAAGGCCTGGCGCATCTCGGGGATGTCGTTGACGCTGATCACCATCTTGCCCTGGATGCTGCGCGCCAGCTCGGCCATGCGGGAGTACTCATCGAGGCCGAAGTCGACGCCGTAGCCTTCGGTACCGTAGTAGGGCGGGTCGCAGTAGATCAGCGTGTGGGGCCGATCGTAACGGGTGATGCAGTCGGCCCAGGGCAGGTGCTCGATGGTGGTCTGCGCCAGGCGCAGGTGGGCCTGGCTCAGATCCTCCTCGATGCGCAGCAGGTTCAGCCGTGGCCCAGAGGTCGTGGCGGTGCCGAAGGTACGGCCTTCGACCTTGCCCCCGAAGCCCTGCCGCTGCAGGTAGTAGAAGCGTGCGGCGCGCTGGATGTCGGTCAGGGTCTCGGGGCGCGTGGCGTTGAGCCAGCCATACATTTGCCGACTGACCAGCGCCCACTTGAACTGGCGGATGAATTCCTCCAGGTGGTGCTGGACGATGCGGTACAGATTGACCAGGTCGCCGTTGATGTCGTTGAGTACTTCGGCTTCGACCGGCTCCTTGCGGAAGAACAGGGCGGCGCCGCCGGCGAAGGCCTCGACGTAGCAGGTGTGGTCAGGAAACAGCGGCAGGATCCGTTTTGCCAGGCGCGATTTGCCGCCGATCCACGGCACGAGTGGGCTTGCTTTCATGGTGTAACACTTCTCCGTCATGTGCTAGCCTTGGCCCGCCGTCGCGACGGTGGCGGTGCCTTGGCCGAAAGCAGCTCACTCTGCCGGAGGTGGCCGTGTCGGGTGTTAGCGCACCCGGCCCGGTCGCACCGTCTTTACTTCACCAGCGCCGGCGCGGCCGTGGTCGGCTTGGCCAGGGTGTAGGGGTTGAACTTCACGACCTCTTCGCCGAGCCACTCGTTCAGCTCGGCGAAGCGCGCCTGCAGGGGCTGGATCTCATTGGCCTCGAACACCATCGCGGCCTTTTCGGCGTCGCCAAACGTGGCGCCCTGTATCGGCATGATCCCCATCAGCTGCGGCGGCACGCGATGCGCGGCGAGCTGGTCATCACGCGTCACGTTCTTGATGTCGGCAAATTCGTCCTTGGCCGCCACTTCAGCCACCGGGATCAGCTTGATGCCGTCCTTTGTTCCGTTCGGCGAATAGACGAACAGATTGCGGAAATTGCCCGGGCCCTTGGAGTCCTTCAGCGCCTGGCGCAGGTTGTCGATATCGCCCTGCTGCTGCGCGGCGTCCGTCATGTAGAGGATGAAGCCGGCATGGGACCCGTTCTTGTAGTAACGCCGGCGGAACAGCGTCGCGGCCTCGTTGAGCCAGGCCGAATGCAGCGCCGGGATGTAGTCCGGCAGGCCGTAGATTTCCTGGTTGATGTCCGGCTCCATGAGGTGGAACACCTTGCCGCGGGGAAACTCGTGCTCCTGTTTCCAGCCCTGGACAAACCAGTAGCTGTCGAGATCCTTGCCGCGGCGCACATAGCGCCCGAGCGCCGGTTCCAGGCTCATCACCCGGGCCGATCGCGCGTCGCGTCGCTCTAGGTAGCCGTTGCCCAGCACCAGGTAATCGAGCACCCAGCGCGAGAATGCCGTGCGCGTCAGCAGCGAGTGCGGGATGAAGGTCGACACCAGCACGTTGCGTTTGACGATCAGGGCGCTGGCGTGATGCACCGCGCTGCGGTAGCTCTTGGCCAGGCCATCAAGGGAGATCGGCGGCTCGTACCACTTGCCCATCAGCGGGCATTCCAGGTAGTCGAGAATCTCGCGCTTGTCGAGCACGGCCTCGGGGTCGCCGAAAGTGAATGTCTCGATGCGCTGTTCGGCGGGTTTGACGGCGACGGTTTCAGTAGTGTCCATCAGCAAATCTCCATGATGTTGGTATTACGCCCGGTCTGGCCTTCGAGCGGCTCATTGGCCAGGGCGTGCATGCAGGCCCACGCCAGATCGGCGTGGCTGATTTCTTCCGAGCGGCCGGCCTCGAAGGTGACCTGGCGGCCGCTGGCGGTGGTGGTTTTGCGGATGGCCATGAAGGACTGCGCCACATCCGTCCAGCCGGCGTCGAACTCCAGCCGGCCCTTGGTGATCACGTCCTTGGCTTTCAGCACCAGGCGCACCTTGACATCGGGGCTGTAACTGAAGGCCGTCGCCGCCGGGAAGAACTGCTTGACCAGCTGGAACACGCCCTGGCCGATGCCGGTGACATCGATGCCGATATACGTCACGTTGTAGCTCTGGGTGATCAGCTCGATCCGCGAGGCCTGCGCCTCGAAATCCATGCCCTTCCACTGGTGCTTTTCGACGATGCGGAACTTGCCGCCCGGCACCATCGGCGGCGCCAGCACGATGCAGCCGCAGTTGTCGCCGGTGTGGCTGGGGTCGTAGCCGATCCACACCTCGCGGTAGCCCAGCGGCCGCAGCGCGAAGGGCTTGAAGTCCTCCCAGACCATCCAGGAATCGACCATGCAGCGCTGCATCTCGGCCAGCGGGAACACCGACATCGAATCGTCGATGAACATGCAGCGGAACAGATTCTCGAACTCGTCCGGACCGTACTCCAGCAGCAGCTGCTGCAGGTCGAACAGCGTGCAGCCGCCGGCCAGCGCATCCTCGATGGTGACGATCTGCCGCCACTGGCCATCGGCGCAGTGCATGCCCTTGGCCAGCGCCGCGTGGGTGATGTCGATCTGCACCCGCTGGTCCTTCGTCCGGCCCTTGTTGAACAGTGCGCCGGTCCAGAACGAATAGGCCTCGTGCAGCAGGCTCGACGGCGTCGAGAAATAGGTCTGCCGCCAGTGCCGGTGCGCCGCCATGCCGCTGGCCACCTTGCGCAGCTCCTGGAACTTCTGGATCCAGAAATATTCGTCGACGTAGAGGTTGCCGTGGTAGCTCTGCGCGGTGCGGCTGTTGGTGCCCAGGAAGTGCAGCTGCGCATCATTGGGCAGGATGATCGGATCGCCGCGCAGCTCGACGTCGGCCGCATCCTTGGCGAACTGCTGGATGTATTGCTTGAAGACGTGGGCCTGCGCCTTCGAGGCCGAGAGGAATATCTGGTTGCGCGCGGTGCGCAGCGCATCGTCCAGCGCCTCGCGGGCGAAATACCAGGTGGCGCCGATCTGCCGGCTCTTGAGCAGGTTGCGGATCCGCTCTTTCAGCCCGGCCTGGTGCCAGACCGTCTGGTAATCGAACAGCGAATCGATGAAGGCCTCGTGCAGGCGCTGCTGCTGCTCTTCGCTGAACTCGTTCTTCACCGGCTGTTTGCGCTTGCCGCTGTTTCGATTGGCGACCTTCGGATTCAGGTCGGCCTCGTTGCCGCCGCCGTTGAACTTGCGCACCCGGGCCGTGCGCTCGAGCTGACGGCCGAGCAGGTCGATTTCCTTGAAGTCGGTACCGGACTTGTCCGCCTTGCCCACCAGGTGAATCAGCCGCGCCTCGATCGCATCCTCGACGCGATCGAGCGGGTGCGTTTCATTCCACTTGTCGCGCCGCTTCCAACTCGATACCGTACTTTCCTTCACGCCGATTTCGCGGGCGATGTACGCGAGCTTGTAGCCCGCCCAGTACAGCGAGCGCGCGCGCCGGCGCGGGTCCTGCGCTTCGGCGGCGGTGGTCACGACGGCATCGGGGGCTGACACTTCCATGCGCGGAGTCTGCCCACCGTGCGCACCTCACCCTAGCCGGCGACGTTGTAAATCCCCGCTCTACAACCGCCCGACATTGCCACGCCTCGCGCGTCCGCCGACCATGCGCCTGTCAATTCAGCCACCCGACAGAGGACATCCAGCATGGCAAAGAGCAAATTCTTTCGCGTCGCCGTAGAAGGCGCCACCACCGACGGCCGAGTCATCGAGCGCAGCTGGATCCAGCAGATGGCTGACGGCTACAACGCCACGAAATACGGCGCCCGCATCTGGCTCGAGCACATCCGCGGCATCCTGCCCGACTCGCCGTTCAAGGCTTACGGCGACATCACCGCGGTCAAGGCTGAAGAGGTCGAGATCGACGGCCAGAAGAAGCTGGCCCTGCTGGCGCAGATCGACGCCACCGACGAACTGATGGCGATGAACAAGAAGCGCCAGAAGATCTACACCTCGATGGAGATCGATCCGAACTTCGCCAAGTCAGGCAAGTGCTACCTGGTCGGGCTTGCCGTCACCGACAGCCCTGCCAGCCTCGGTACCGAGCAACTCGCGTTCGCCGCCGGCGCCAAGGTCAACCCGCTGGCCGAGCGCAAGCAAAACCCGGAGAACCTCTTCAGCGCCGCCCAGGAAGTGATGCTGGAGTTCGAAGACGAGAAATCCGACGAAGGCGAATCTCTGTTCAGCAAGGTGCTGGGCCTGCTCAAGGGCAAGGACAAGTCGGACGCCGATCGCTTTGCGGATGCAGGCAAGGCCATCGAGGCCGTCGCCGGCGCCCAGCGCGATCTGCTCGACAAGTTCAGCGCGCTGCAGGCCGAACTCAAGACGGCGACCGAGCAGATCAAGGCCGCCACCGACGCGGCCACCGCCGACCGCAAAGCCTTCGCTGATCTCAAGGCCGAGCTCGACAAAGAGCCCAAAGACGGGAAGCGCCCGCCGGCTGCCGGCGGCAATGCCGGCGCCAACGCCACCGACTGCTGAACACCGACCCCATCACACCACCCGGAGCCCACCATGCGCAACCCGACCCGCCTCGCCTTCGCCGCCTACCTTGATCAGATCGCCAAGCTGAACGGCGTACCTTCCGCCGTCCAGACCTTC